AGCAGGTGTATATTGTAGAACACCAGCCATCGCCATTGCGGAAGCAACGTCAGATGATACAATCATCACGTTACCTTTGCCACGACGTGTTTGTTTTGCAATAACGTTAGCATCACGTTCAATTTGGAAAATCAAACCTTTGAAACGTTCAACAGACCAACGACCGTTAGAGTCAGTGTCTAAGTCGAATGTACCAGCAGTAGTAGTACCGTATTGAGCACCAACAACAGCAGTTGCGTAGATTGTACGGATAACTTCACGGTTGATTTCAGCCAAAATTTCAGTAGACAGAATGTTTGACAATTCTGTTTCTGCGTCCAAGCCATGAATTGCTTTCAAGTCTTGTGCAAGTTCTAGTGAGTATTCTGCCTTCAAAGCACGTGATTGAGCAGTTACAGTAACTTTCTCAATTGTGAATGCCATTTGGTTGAATGGGTTAACAGCAGCGTCAACACCTAGTGCTTCAGCGTTAGCTGTAGTGATACCGATACCAGTTGTCAAGTTGTTAGCAGCGAAGCTTTGAACTGTGTTAGCATTTGTATCAGAGTTTGACAAGTTGCCTTGGAAACCATACAAGTTAGTTGATGAGTTAGCACCAGAGAACTGTGTGTTAGCTTCGTTGTAGAATGCTTCGTTTGCGTTAGCTGTTGAACCAGATTGGTTGTTGTAACGAGCACGCATTGCGAAAATCAAACCTGTTGGACCTGTCATTGGCTGAACGCCGCAAACATCATAAGCAATCAAGTTTGGTAATGCACGGCGAACCAAGCTAATCAAGATTGGGTCGTAGTTAGAAACGCCACCAGCAATGTTTGTAGGTGCTGATGTGTATGCAGTTTCATTCAATGCTTGTGCATCTTGTTGCATAGCTTGTTGTTGGTTTTCCAAAACAAGTGCTGTAACAGCTTTCTTGTATGGATCTTTAATCGCTTCTAGTTCTGGATGTTCCAGAACTGGTTGCCATTTTTTCTGTAGTTCTTCTGTTAGATACATGAGTGTCTCCTTGTAAGTATCTTTTTATTGGTAAATTTTATTTATTTAACCAATGATTTAGAGATTGATTGTGCGTATTGAGCAATTGCAGGATCAGCAGAAACGAATTTCTTATCTTCTTCTTCAATTGTAATTTCCTCATTTAGAGCAGAACTATCGGCAGACTTAACTGATTGTTCAAAATAAGATTCTCTTATTGTAACAACCTTGTCTGCAAATTCTTCTTCTGAAGTAAACTCAACACTCTCTGCGAGTTGTTTCATTTTCTCCACTTGGGTCTGCGTCAGGCCTTCACATACTGCATGTATAGCCTCTGTTTTAATTTTTTCGTTTAATTCTTTTTTTAACTGGATGGCAGCATTGATTTGTTCATTCAAAGAATCTTCAAGTTCTTCTACACGGGTTGTCAATTCTTCAACAACGTTAACTTTTTCTTCTGGAATATCAATGTAATGTTCTTCAAATAAACCTTTTAGGCCAGTGATAAAGTCTTCCACGATTTCTGCACGTAGACCTTTTTCAACTGACAATTCGTTTTCTTTCATCCATTCTTCAGCCATATAGTTCATGTAGTCATCAACTTTGGATGCCAAATCTTCTTTAACTTCTTCAACTGCTTCTTCAAACTGTGCGTATAGTTCAGTTTGGATTTCTTCCAAAATTGATTCTGTACGAGCAATAACGGCAGCTTCAAAGATTGTAGTTGCTTTAGAAACAAATTCTTCGGAAAGATTTTCGCCACCCAATAGAGCGTCCATATCTTCCTTCATTTTTTCTTTCATCTTTTCTTTTTTCATTGCTGCTTTAATCATTGCTTTGTCTTGTGCAGCATCTTCATGACCTTTTTCTTCTTCAAACACTTCTTCGTCAGAATCAACTTCTTCTGGTACGTGCATTTGTGGCGCACCTGAATTTGGTTGCATTGTTTGTTTTGCCAATTTGGCTTTGATACGGTCACGAATGTTTTCGTATGATGATTCTGGTTCTTCAGTACCGCCCATATATTTGTCACCAACATCGCCAGCTTTATCTTGACCTGGTTGGTGTGCTAATTTTGCGGCAGGTTGAGCACCAACTGGTGGTGTAGCACCTGGAGGTACTGCTGATGGAACACCTTTTGTATATTGAGGTACATCATCATCAATGCTGTTTGGTTGTGTACCAATTTCACCAACATCTTTTGTGCCATAAGCAACAGATGGGTTTAGTTTTTGTGGTTTATCTTGGCCACCTTTTTTAGATGCAATGTTAGATCCGAAAGTTTCTTTAGAACCTTCGGTTAGAATTGCTTTAGCGGCGTCTGACAGATTAAATTTTGCCATTTTGAAAATCTCCTTGATTTTATATTGGATATTTATAATTAAAGTTTTTTGACAAATGATTCCCAAATGCGTAGACTTACTTGTTCAATTTCTTTACGAGATGCTTGCTTGATTTCTTGCTTAGCTTCTTCGTATTGATATTCAGTCCATACGCCATTGACCATCATCCATTCTTTGCCTTCCATAATACCTTGTACAAAAGCACCAGGTGCGGAAGGGTCTGCTACAATATCTGCCGCTGTGGCTAGATGGAAGTCTCCTTGAACAACGTTGATTCCGTTTTCCATTTTTAGAGAACCCATACCTCTTGATGACACACCTAGTTGTGCGCCGCCTTCGATTAGGTTTCTTGCAATGTTACCCATTGGTGTTTCAAGAATTTTTGCTTTGCCTATCCAAGCATTTCCCTCTTGGCGCAAACCTACAATTAAGTGTGATACACGGTCAAGGTTAATAGATGGGGTGTCTGGATGTCCCAGTTCACCAAAGGCACGGTTTTTTGTAATATATTCTTCGCTGTAACGTTTAACTTCATTACGCATCGTTTCTTCTTTATACATACGTTTGTTTTTGTTAACCGCTTCGGCAACTAGAAAAGGACCCTCAATGTAAAGGGTCTTTTTACCATCTTTTTCTTCTGTAAGATACTGTACAGATTCGGTAAGTTCTCTAATAAGTTTCATTATTGTTACCTTATGGTTTCATGGCGTATGCGCCATAGTTAAATGCAGCAGGATCATTAAACTGACCACGCTGGTAGTATTGATTTTCTTTGCGTAATTCAATAACGATTGTATATGATGTATTTGGTGTCATACCTCTTGTGCGTATACCAATATTACCATTGCAACCTGATGCACCTTTAGCTGCATTTGGAATTGTTACCCAGTTACCTGCACCATCATACTCACAATTACCAGAAAGCATCATTAATGTTTGTGATGTATCGGCTTGCCAATACAACTCTACATCGCCTGTTGCGGCATTAACTGTATCATACCATAGACGATGCATAGTTAAACCGTAATATGGTAATGCGGTATTTGCAGCACCACCTAAATTATTTGCAACAAGATAACCGTTACTTGCAATTGCACCATACAATGTATTTGCTTGTATACGTGCATTATTATCTTCTTGTATAGAATCTGACCAAGATGCAGTTAACTTAATAACTGCGTGTTCTGTCGTATCTTTTAGAATCTGATATGTTGTTGTTGGTCCGGCCATTTTTTATCCTTGATTATTGAGTTGCAGATTCATCTTCAACTTCATCTTCCTGTTGTGGTGAAATAAGATTCATTGCCACTTCTTGTTTTTTTGCCTCAATATGAGCCATCACTCTATCTTGTAAAGAAGCATACATTGCATCACGCATTGCCGTAGCATTGTCTTGTGCTGCATAATCTATAATTGCTCTTGCGTTATCCATAATTTTTCTCCTAATAAACTATTTATAATATACGTTTCAACTTGGCAAACACTTCTTCTTTTTTAGGTGCAGGTTTAGGTGCCGCTTTGGCTGCCTTTACATCTAGTTCGTGTTGGTGTTGAGCATTGTCTTGGTCAATCTCTGATTGATTCTGTTGTTGTTGTGCTTGTGCATCTGTTTGAATTGATGCACTCATTTGTTGTGCAGCCATATCATTAGTAACACCAACTGGCAATCCTAGACCTTGTTCTTTTTCTTTATCAATCTGAGCATTCATCTCAGCAATTTCATCATCAGTTAGACGCAATACATTCTGTTGGATCCACTCTTGTGAGAAGTAACGGCCTGTGTATGGATCAATTGCACTCAATAATGTCAGACGATTGGTCATTAATTCAGCATCTTTTAATTCAGAGAAGTTGTTATCTTGAATGAAGTTATAGTGGATGTTTTCTTTGAATGAATCAAATTCTTCTGCGGTACAGATACCTTTAAG